AAGGTGAAATCCAAGACATTTCATGTTTATGGTCCATAATGGACTCTTGGGAAGGTCTACAGACAGGGTCCACTGAGAAACACGGTTCATAATAGGTATTTTCTAAAAAGATAATTTCACCCTTATGTTCATAAAAAAAGGCATTCTGAACACTGGGGCCTGTGGTTCCATTTAGATAGAGTTCCTTAGTGAGAAACTCCTCCTCCCTTACCGTTGAATTTGTCATTCGGGTAATCAGTTCTAGAATGAGTGGATGGTTAGGTTTAGCCAAGACAATTGCATTATTTGTTTGCCCTATCATATTTCCTGGAAAGGCTGAGAGACTCACTATGAGTTCGGCAGTATCAATCTTCGGAGTTGTATCAATTGCTTTCAGAGATTTCATATCTGTGTCGACAGTTATACCTCCGTACGCATAGAGAATTACAAGTCGACCAAAATCCACCTTCTGAACAAGATACGGTAGCGAGTCAAACTTTGCAAGCACGGCTGGAAAGAGTTTTCTACATTCATCGCGAAGACTCGCTTCATCCCACACCATATGGGTGTATCCTGAATTTAGGGCCTTCAAACTCTCAACATTTCCTTTGAACTTTGGCGGCAGCGAATCCCAACCCTGTAGCCAAATTTGGTGTGTAATCCTGGGTATTTTACGCCCCTCCATCCTATTTACCAGCCTTAAAAAAATCAGTGAAGACATGGTAATCACCATCATACACTAGATATGTGATGACAACTGCAAGAATCACATCTACAGTGTAATGTGATCTTGTTAAGATAATCATGGCCATATTAAGAAGATTAATAAAGTAAAAGAATGCAGGGCTAATGATACCCTGTCTCCAGAAAATCAGCGTAGCCAGTAAGACAAATGCGGTGTGACCACTAAAGACTTTATCGTAGCAGTTGCCTTTAAAATAATCAAGTAAGCCCATTTGTGTGTCACATTTATCATGCTTAGGAAGAATTGTCGCGATTGTGGTAATCGCGCGAACCACCATAATCAGGAGAAACTTTCCAGCAAACTCTTTGACAATTGGAATGGGATTCGGAATAAAAAAGAAACTAAGTGCCGTCAGCGTAATAATCACATAATTATACGGTTTATATTCATGTAGGTCGGGAAGAGTTATATGGAGTAAATCAAAAATCTTACCCTTTTGGTCAGTCTTATAAAATTCATTCCCAAGTACTTGAACAAAGTAATTTGAGGCGAACACTAATACTAAGAGAAATCCGACCCAGAGCGTATCCCTCATCCTACTTGGATGTCTCCTTTTATTAAATCTTTACACTCAGTATAGAATGTCTGGTATCTTAAATCGTGGATTTAAGCAAGTTGCGGCTGTAACGGGTTTAGCCCGTCGTGGTGTAGTCTACTTTGATTATGATAACGGCGATCTGATTGTCCCTGTTCAGGTGAGTGGAGCCCCGAACTTTGAGGCGCGCGGAAAGACTGCCACTGAACTCAAGACAGATTTCAACAACAAGATCGGCACCTCTAAGACGGGTTACAAGGTACTCGGCTCCATGCCGAATATGGCCAGGAGCATGTTTGGTAAGAAGGGTGGCAAGTCGCGCAAGAATCGTAAGACCAATGCCCGTAAGAATCGCACTCGCCGCAATTAGTTACCAAACAGCAGGGCCGAACGACCCTTTTCAAACTCCAGTGCCGCCCATGTCTCAATATAGACATCCAAATATGTATTGGGTGAGCCTGGTAACTCAACAAGCGTAATTAAGAGTGTAGGCCTGTCGGCCGTCGTAAAATTAATGGAACCCTCCAATTGCCGTGCAAAGGGAGCAATCCGTCCTACGATGTCACCGAGAGCCCAGTTCATAAAAGAGATATTATATCCCGAGTCGCGCTCCTCTTTTGCGTGCTGCACTAACTCATGCCACACGAGTGAATCCCATGATGTCTCTCTGTCACGACCCGCAATAATAAGTGATAGTGCGCTATACGCCTGTCCTCCACTCACATCCATTGTATATTGCCATCTCTGATTGGCTAGAAGAGCGGGCTGTGTACGGAATGTCATAACCATGCGCGCAGCAGGATGGTCCGCATCAAGACGCCTTGTAACATAGGCCGTTCCACTTCGTGTTAAAGGTGCATAATCAATTTGTCCTTGTGTGAAATTATTCTCATAAAGTCGTTCAAACGGCACAGTTAAAATACTGCTGCGTAGAGAATCTTGCATTTCCCTATCGGTATAAATATGACGAGTCTCCAATTGTATAGTCGGCGCAGGTATCTCCAGACGACCCAGTGTTGTAAATCGTACAGGCGTACCGCCTGCTGTAGTCACAATCTGGAAATCACTACGACCTGCCCCCCCTACTGCACCCGTAATCCCCCAAGGTGTCGGCTTTGCTCGCCCATCCGAGGCTTCTACGAGGTCCTCCAATTTCCGTAGGACACAGCGCACACGAAAGGCCTGTTCCGTTGCACAGATACGAGGAAATCCACCATCATTTGCATCCTGACACCCAATAAGCGGCAACGCCAGTCGCAAGCGACCAGGTGTCGCATTCCTTTGTATGGACAAGGGTAAGCCACTGTGAACACCCGTTAACGCATTCTCTAAAAAGGCCGAAGCGAGTGAGCCACGACTACGAGTTGTCGCAAAGAGTTCATCACCACTCCATTCTTGGACGAGAAGTCTATCTTGGAAAAACTGAATCTTCTCAAAGAGAAAATATCCTATACCGCGCGTATATCCGTAGGAGACACCTGATAAGTCTGTTATGATTGAATTTCCATTTAGAATAGCCTGTGGCGCAGGAAGCCAGGTCGGTAGATCAATTACAAGTGTCGGTTCAATGACAACATCTCCAGCCACTTCAAATTGAAACTCAATGGAACGGCCAAACTCAGTAGCCTGAAGAGGTGGGATACGGCGTAGTTCATGAATTACAGCGGCCTGCGGCTCGTATCGATTATCATATGGAAAAAGAGCAGTAGCATCATCTGAAATAAAGTAGGCGTCTTTATTGCCTCGTGAAACAAGCTCATAGAGCGGCCCTTCACTTGTCGCATTACCAGCATTCATCAGCGACTCTTGTCTATGATGAATGAGTTTTTCTATTAAGGATTCACGCGTCTTCCTCTGCCTCGTCATCGGCAACCGGTGCAAGCAGTTTCAATGTTGCCGCCCGCTCAACACGCTTGGGTAGGTCAATCACCGCCTTTCGCCCGTATCGAGGAAACCAGAATTCATGAGTCGCCTCCTCACCATCCTGTATCCATGTATCTAAGAATGCCTTGGCCTGTTTATAGCCGGGATCTGAGACCACTATACCAAGTTCCTTCAGTTTCTTTAAAAGCGTCACTGCTTCTTGAACACGCTCAGCCTTTGTCTTATAGAGCACCATACTAGCCCTACTGAGCATTCGTTGTGTAGACATTTACCGTACTTAGATAAAACCGACCTTGAGCAATCAGATCACGTTGCTCATAATCTGCATACTTATATATTGCTGTTGTAAGTGTGCTGATAGGGCTCGTATTATTATATCCTCTCTGCGGTGTCAAGACCTCGGCCTGATAGTTAATCCACTGGGTGCCTGATTGGATATTTTTGATGTATTGGCTAAAGTCCATTGCGCTCTATCTAAAACTCTGAAATTCAATTCTATAGAAAGAGAGAAATGTGCGGCATCTTTGCCTGTTTTGGTAGTACGCAATGCCCGGGTATTGAGAAATGTGTCATAAACCTCAAGGCTCGTGGACCTGAGACGACGGCCATAGTCAAAAAGTCATGTGGAACCCTTGGATTTACTCGTCTTGCAATTAACGGCTTGAATCCTGCTGGAATGCAGCCGTTCAGCAAAAATGGGATTACCTGGATTTGTAATGGTGAAATCTACAATGCAAAGGAACTTGCAGAGGAATACAAGATTTCTATGCCGTCAGGTTCTGATTGTGAAGTCCTTGGTCCTCTCTACGAGATACATCGTGATTCACCTGAGACTTTCTTTCGTTGCCTTGATGGTGTATTTGCTATTATTCTCTATGATGAGAAACGCGACTTCCTACTCTGGGGCCGTGACCCCTATGG